TCCATCGAGCCCTTCGAGCAATTCGCCGATCTGGGCCGCACCTACCTGATTGGCCTGGGGGTCACCGACCAGCCCGCCAGCACCGGCACCACCCATCTCAAGTTCAGCAAGAGCAACAAAGGACAAGTGATCGGCACCAGCGAACCGCTGGATCTCTCCATGTTCACGCTACCCAAACACGAAAAGCCCGACAGCCTGCTCTCCAAGCTGTTCAACCTGCTATCGAGCCACGGCGAGCAGGCGCCCCAACCCACCCCCAGCCAATCCGAGGATGAGGAAATGAAACCAGAACAGTTCGATCAGATGCTGGGGGCCCTGACCGGCCTTGGCACCAAGATCGATGCCTTCAGCGCCAAGCTGGAAACCAAACCGACTCCCGAGCAGCCCATCGCCTCTGTCACCGACCCCGCGGCCGTAGACGACAAACCCGGCATCACCACCGAGCAGTTCAACAAGCTGGAGCAGACCCTGACCGGCCTCACCGACAAGTTCGGCGAGCTGCAAGGCCAGATCGAAAAGTTCTCCGTTGAAGTGCCGGGCCAGCGCCCGGGTGCGCTCGGCGGTGACGATACCCCCACCGTATTTTAAGGACGCCCCATGAGTCAGACCCTCACCGTCCAGGCCATGCAGCGCCTGGATAAATACAGCAGTGCCCTGGCCAAGTCCTATGGCATCCCTGTCAATGCGCTGGCCAAGCAGTTCAGCGTCACCGGTCCGGTGGAAACCGGCCTGCGCGCCGCCCTGCTCGCCTCGGTCGAGTTCCTTGGCCTCATCACCTGCATGGATGTGGATCAGATCAAGGGCCAGGTGGTGCAAGTCGGCATCGGCAAGCTGTTCACCGGCCGTAAAAAGGGCGGCCGCTTCAACGGCAAGATCGGCGTAGACGGCAACACCTATGAGCTGACCGAGACCGATTCGTGCGCGTCGCTCGACTGGGCGACCCTGTGCGTCTGGGCCAACGCGGGCAATGAAGGCGAGTTCATCAAGCTGGTTGGCGATTTCATCAATCAGGCCTTCGCCCTGGACATGCTGCGGGTCGGCTGGAATGGCGTGGAAGCCGCCGAAAATACCGATCCCGCTGCGCACCCGCTGGGGGAAGACGTCAACAAGGGCTGGCACCAGATCGCCCGCGAGTGGAACGACGGCAGCCAGATCATCAAGGCTGAGGCGGGCAAGAAAATCCACTTCGACCCGGACGGCCAGGGCGATTACAAAACCCTGGACGAGATGGCATCTGATCTTATCAACACCACCATCGACCCGCTGTTCCGCCAAGACCCGCGCTTGGTGGTGCTGGTTGGCACCGACTTGATTGCCGCCGCCCAGGCCAAGCTCTACAGCGAAGCCACCAAGCCGAGCGAGCAGATCGCCGCCCAGAAGCTGGCCGAGTCTATCGCCGGGCGCCGTGCCTACATCCCGCCCTTCTTCCCGGGCAAGCGGATGGTGGTCACCACCCTGGATAACCTGCACATCTACACCCAGCGCGCCACCCGCAAGCGCAAGGCCGACGATAACCAGGATCGCAAGTGCTTCGATAACCAGTACTGGCGCATGGAGGGTTATGCCCTGGGCGAGCACCTGGCCTATGGCGGCTTTGAAGAGGCTGACATCGAAATCGGTGCCAAGCCAGCGGCCCCCTCTGAGCCGGAAGCCTAAACCATGGGATCACCCGGTCAACGTCACAAGCAGCGCCAGCTGGCCATGCAGGGAGTGGTGCAAGCCGCCAGCTCCGGCATCGCCACCGGCGCGGTGGCCGACAGCCTGCACCTGCAGCTGATTGCGCTGGAGCAAGACATCGGTCGCCTGCGCAAGCTGGCCCGCATCGGTGACCGGGTGAACATGAAGCGCGATGAGTTGATGCCCAAGTATCGCCCCTATGTGGAGCGCTATCTGGCCGCCGTCGGCGAGTCCGGTCAGCCCTATCAGAACGAGCTGTTCCAGCGGCTCATCATCTGGGCCTTTGATGTGGGGGATTTTGATTCAGGCATTGCCTGGGCGGATCTCGCCATTGCCCAGGGCCAGCGTACCCCCAACAACATCAAGCGCGACTGGGCCCACTTTGTGGCCGACACCGTGCTGGAGTGGGCCGAGAAACAAGCCGCCGAAGGCCATGCCGTCGAACCCTGGTTCTCCCGGGTATTCGACAAGGTGCGCAATGAGTGGCGCCTCAACGAGCAACTCACCGCCAAGTGGTTCAAGGCCGCCGGTTGTCTGCTGCTGCGTGACCACGACGGCCAGCCCCGCCCCAGTGCCGTGGGCGACAGCGCCACCCTGGAGCAGGCAGATCACTGGCTGGCCCAGGCCGATGCACTGCACCGCAAGGTGGGGGTCGGCACCTTGCGCCAAAAGATTGCCATGCGCCTGCGGGCGCTGAACCCGGCATAAACCGCCGGAACGAACCGACTCTCCGCGCCACCGCACCCCGGCGCGAATGCCATGAGCAGCCTCTGGCTAACCCATCGGCAATTGCGTGGCTTCAGGGGTGCCCCATTCAACCAGCGAGGCAAGCCATGTTTGCAGGCAAGAACGTCGACTACAGCGCCGCCACCATCCGCAACGATGGCTTCTGGCCGGATGTGGCCGTGGCTGATTTTGAGCGCCGCCGTGCCCTGCCTGCCGACTTGGACATGCAGACCACTGGCGCAGCCTTGCTGGCCGCCGTGTCTGAAATCAACCTGCAGCTTGCCAGCCATCAGGCCGCGCTGCAGGGCAAGGGCTTTACCACAGCCGCAGACGTCCCCGGGCCCAGCCTGGAAGGTGGTGCCCACACCGGCAGTAATGCCCTGACCGAGCAGTACCTGGCCGCCGTGTTTGCCCGCGCCAAGGCTGCCCTGTTGCCCGAGTTCGCCAGCGTCACCGAGCGAGCCAGTGCCAACAACCTGGTGGAGCGATCCCCAGACCCGCGCGCCCAGCTACTGGCCGAAAGCCAGCAACTGGTGCGCAGCATCAAGGGCAAGCACCGGGCGGGAGTCTCGCTGATATGAGCCCAGAGCAGCAGGCAGGCATGAACGAGCAGCAGGCCCAGGGCTACTTCCTGCAGGCGCTCCACACCGAGCTGCTGCGGGTGCTGCCGCCTAAATGCCACAAGCGCCTCGATAGCTGGATGGAGAACGGCACCATCAAGCTCGAACCCAAGAACATGGGGCCCACTGGCAGCAACGTCGGCTGGCTCACCTACCAGGCCGTGTTCACCGTCGAGCAACTGCCCTTTCGGGATCTCGACCCGGCCATCTTGTTGGCCGTGGTGGCCGCCTGGGTGCAGGAGCATGACGACTACCGAGAGGATTTTGAGCTGCCCGACCCCGAATACGCGGTCACCCCGAATGATGAGCAGACCGCCGACCTTGAGATCCAGCTCGCTTTCGCCGAACCGCTGCGCCTGATTGAGCAGGCAGATGGCCCCATCCACTGGCTCGGCAAGCGCTGGCAAGTGGCGCCCTATGCCATCTGGGTGGCCGAACAGATTGATATGAATGTCGCGGGGAGCGGCTCGCACAGGCTCCGGGGCTAACCATGATCACCATCACCCTGGACGCCCATCGCAGCAAAGAGCAGCTCAACCTGTTGGCCCTGCCCCCCAAGAAACGACAGCGTCTGGTGTGGCGAGCGGCCAACGAGATGAAGAAGCTGGCCGCCCGTAACGTCCGCAGCCAACAAGACCCCAACGGCAATCCGTGGGCACCGCGCAAGCGGGGCAAACGCAAGATGTTGCGTGGCTTGCCCAAGCTGCTACAGATCCGCGCCCCTCGCCAGGATGTGGCCGAGCTGGGATTTAAGAAAGGCAGCATGAGCGCCCATGCCGGGGTGATAGCCGGTACCCACCAGAAGGGGCACACCTATCGGGTCAACGCCGCCAGTCGCCAGCGTATCGCGCCCAGTCGTGGGCTTGCGGACAAAGGCGCCAGCAAAGCTCAGGCCCGCAAGCTGCGAGAGCTGGGCTTCAAGCGTCCAGGCAAACGCAAGCGCACATACCGCTCGGCATCCCTGGCCTGGATAACCGGCAATCTCAACTTCGCCCAGGCGGGATTGCTCATCAAGAAGCTCAAGGACGAGCCGGTGAAAACCAGCTGGGAGATCCACCTCCCCGCCAGACCATTTTTGGGCGCCAATGCCCAGCAACGGCAGCAAGCCTTTGCCCGCGCCCTGCAAAGCATCGACTACGGCTGGGACGTCAATAAACACGATATGAAGGGGAAATAGCGCCATGTGGCCTTATGTGCAGATCAACAACTTGAACCAACGGCAGGGGTCGGTCACCGCCGTCGAGCGCCACCTGCTGTTTATCGGCAGTGCGCCGAGCAACACCGGCAAGCTGCTCTCGGTCAACACCCAGAGCGACTTCGATGCCCTCTTGGGCCAGGCCGACAGCGAGCTGAAAACCAACTTGCTGGCAGCCCGGGACAACGCCGGTCAGAACTGGAGCGCCGCCGCCTTCATCTTGCCGACCGACATGGACTGGATAGCGGCAGCCCGCGCCGCCCAGCAGACCCAATCCTTCGAGGGGATGGTGATCCTGGGCCAGGAGATCACCCCCGACCTCATCACCGCTGCCCAGGCGCTCAATCAGGAGCTGATCGCCAAGTGGGGACGCTGGCAGTTCATCCTGCTCGGGGTGCCTGGCATCAATTCGGACGCCGAGGGTGGCGAAACCTGGAGCGATTACGAAGCCAAGCTGGCAGCCCTGCAAGATGGCATCGCCGCCGATGGGGTTGCGCTGGTGCCCATGCTGTGGCCAAACCTGTTGGGGGTCTATGCCGGTCGCCTGTGCAACCGGGCGGTGAGCATTGCGGACTCCCCTTGCCGGGTCAAAACCGGTGCCCTGGTGGGTGTGGGCAGCAAGCCACTGGATAAGGACGGGATCCCATTGCCGCTGGCCACCCTGCAGACCCTGGAAGCGAACCGCTACTCGGTACCGATGTGGTACCCGGATTACGACGGTTTCTATTGGGCTGACGGGCGCCAGCTCGATGCCGAGGGCGGTGACTACCAGGTGATCGAAAACCTGCGGGTGGCCTACAAGGTGGCGCGCCGGATGCGCATTCGCGCCATTGCCCGCATCGGGGATCGCGCCTTCAACTCCACCCCCGGCAGCACCGCCGCCGCCATCACCTACTTTGGCAAAGACCTGCGTGAGATGGCCCGCGCCACCACCATCAACGGTCAGCCGTTCCCGGGCGACATCGCCTCCCCCCAGGATGGCGACATCAGCATCCAGTGGATATCCAAGAACCTGGTCTCGGTGTTCGTGGTGGTGCGCACCTTGGACTGCCCCAAGGGGATCACCGTCAACATCATGCTCGATTTGAGCCTCAACGAGGAGGGCTAACCCATGAGCCGCCGCATTTCCGGTATCAACTTCGACACCACCCTGATGGGGGCCATGGTGCACATCGACAAGGCCAGCCTGACCATCACCGACAACAGCACCGTGGCCCAGACCCGGGGCGTGCCCGACGGCTACCTGGACGGCGACGTCTCCGCCGAGCTGGAGTTCGAACTCGATACCAAGAACTTCTCCCAGCTCAGTGACGCCGCCAAGCGCGCCGGTAGCTGGCGCGGCCTGGAGCCGGACGATGTGCTGTTCTACGCCGACACCGGGGGTGAGCAACTCAAAGTCGAAGCCTTCGCCGTCAAGCTGGTCATCTCCGACCTGCTCGACATCGACCCCAAGGGCGGCAGCAAAGGGGTGCACAAGGTCAAAGGCTTTGTCACCTCCCCCGACTTTGTCCACATCAATGGTGTGCCGTACCTCTCCAAGGACGACACCCGCCACCTGCTGGGATAACCGCCATGGATGATATCGACCGCGCTAACCGCCACGCCGCGCGCATGCTGGCCATTCAACTGGCCAACCAGGTGGGCAAAAGCCGCGCCCTGGGCCCAAGCCGGCTTGAGTGCGAGGAGTGTGACGACCCTATCCCCGCCGCGCGCCGCCAAACCGTACCGGGGGTGCGCCTGTGCGTCCCCTGTAAAACCCGGCTCGAATGCTTGAGCCGCTAACCAGAGCCTGATGGATATGAACTCTATGCCAACCAAAGACCCCACTCTCTGGGCCGCCCTACTGGCCTGGCTGATGGACAACTGGCCCTCTGTCTATGGGGCCTTGCTTGCGCTCATCATCGCCTTCTTGCGCATCACCTACGCCGGGGGCAGTGGTCGACGCCGCCTGATTGAATCCAGCTTGTGCGGATTCATCACCCTGGCCGCCGCTACCGGCACCCAACTGCTTGGTATTCCCGCCGAAGCCACCCCGTTCCTGGGCGGCATGGTCGGCCTGCTTGGCATGGACATCATCCGGGGCAAAGCCGAACGCCTGTTTGGTAAAGGAGGCGACGATGCCGCGCATTGAGTGCAGCCGCAATCTGGCGGCCTTTCTCGACCTGCTGGCCTTCTCCGAGGGCACCAAGGGGCTGGGCGATGATGGCTATAACAAGCTGGTCAATCCGGCGGGTTTCTTCGGTGACTATCGAGAGCACCCCGACGTACTGGTGCAGGTCAATCCGAGCCTCAGAAGTACCGCCGCCGGGCGCTATCAGTTCCTGTCCCGTCACTGGCGCCACTACCAAGCGGCGCTTGGCCTGCCGGACTTTGGCCCCCTCTCCCAGGACAAGTGGGCCATCCAGCTTATCCGCGAGCGCCGGGCCTTGGCCGACATAGAGGCGGGCCGCATCGATGAGGCCATTGGTAAGTGCAACAACATCTGGGCCAGCCTGCCCGGGGCAGGCTACGGCCAGCCGGAGCACAACGACGCCACCTTGCTGGCCAAGTTCACCGAGTTTGGCGGGGCGCTGGCATGAACCGGGCGCTGCTGATGGCACTGCCCATTCTGGCGACTGCTGGGTGGTTCTGGGTGATGAGCGCTCGCATCGATGGCCTTCGCTCTGACCTTGCCACCGCCAAGGGCACCATCAACACCCTGCAGGAGGCCAACACTAAACAGGCCAAGGCATTGGCGGCCATCCCGCTGCGCGAGAAGGAGATTCGCCAACTGCTCGACCAGCAAAACGACGCGCTGGCCAAGCTCGACCAGCAACGAAGGAGCATTGCCGATGAACTGCAACACGTCCTGGCCACGCCGCCAGTTGGTCGTCCGGACTGCAGCCGTGAGCCTCTGCCTGCTGGCGCTCTGCGCCTGCTCAAGCCAGCCGCCCCTGGTGAAAACCGAGCTGATCAGGCTGCTGCCGCCACCGGGGCTGGTGCCCCGCTGCCCGGAGCCTGAATTTAATGGCACAACCTGGGGCGAGGCCATGGCCTTCATCCCCACGCTGCAGGGCGCACTGCGCCGCTGCCAACAACAGATAACCACCCTGAATCACTGGATCACTCAAGAGGAAAACCAACCATGAGCAAGACCATCACCCTGACCGTAGCCGGGTCCGACATCAGCTTTGAACCCACCATGGTGGCCTACAACAGCTACATCAACGACCTGATGCCGGGCGACAAGGTGGCCCCGTCCCACAACTACCTGCGCAAGATTGCCTGTGGTGAGAGCAAAGCGGCCCTTGATGAGCTGTTGGCCCGTCCCGGCGCGGCCATGCAACTGGCTGGCGCCGTCAACGAGCAGTTCGCGCCGACCCTGGACATCACCATAAAAAACTGACTGGGCGCGCCGAGGCCATCGAGCGCAATCAACTGGAGCAGGTGCTGGCACTGCGGCGCCACTACCTGCCCCATGAAGAGGACGACCTCGATAGTCTGGCCCGCGCCATCTGGTTTGATAAACACCACCGCAAGACCCTTGCCCTCGCCGTTGCCGAGGGGATAGCCCACGCATTTAACGGATAAGAGACCCTATGGCCTGGATGGAAAAGCTGATGATGCAGGTGGCCTTGGTGGATCAAGTCACCAAGCCGCTGGCAGGTATCAATGCCCAGATTGACCAGGTCAGCAAGGCCGGGCGTCGGGGCTGGGGCAACATGGCCATGGGCGCCACCACGGTGGCCGCCGGTGGCATGGCTATCCAGGCAGCCCTGGGCCCCGCCATCGAGATGGACAGGGCGCTCGGGGAAGTGGCATCGCTTGGGGTGCAAAAAGAGGGATTGGGGGCACTGGGGCGCGAGGCGCTCAAGTTCTCGGTGGAATACGGGAAATCGGCCACCGAGTTTGTCCAGGCCTCTTACGATATCCAGTCCGCCATCGCCGGGCTCACCGGTAACGAACTGCCCGCCTTTGCCCGAGCGTCCGGGGTGCTGGCCGCCGCCACCAAGGCCGATACCGGCACCATCACCAACTACATGGGCACCATGTACGGCATCTTTGAGCAGCAGGCCAAACGGATGGGCAAGGCCAACTGGGCGGAGGATGTCGTGGGCAAGAGTGCGCTCGCGGTGCAACTGTTCAAGACCACCGGCCAGGGCATGGCCGATGCCTTTGGTGCTCTTGGCGCCAACGCCACGGCGGCCAACATCGCCATGGATGAACAGTTCGCGGTGCTCGGCCAGCTGCAGGCCACCATGAGCGGCGGCGAAGCGGGCACCAAGTTCAAGTCGTTTCTGGCCGGGGTGGGCAATGCCCAGAAGGCGCTCGGCCTGCAGTTCACCGACTCGGCGGGCAACATGCTGCCGGTGCTCAACATCCTCGACAAACTCAAGGTGCGCTATGGCGAGACCCTGAGCGTGGCCGAGGGGGATGAGCTTAAGAAGGCGTTCGGCTCCGATGAAGCGGTGGCCATGGTGAAACTCTTGATGAGCAACACCAAGGGGCTCGCCACCAACATCAACGCCCTGGCCAACACCCATGGCATGGGCAAGGCCGAGCAGATGGCGGCTTCGATGACCGACCAATGGCAGCGGGTTGAGTCAGCCTGGTTTGCCATTCGGGCCGCCGCCTTCGGTGTCGTGCTGCCAGCCATCAATGCGGTGGTCGCGGTCTTTGCCGATGGCGCCGCCGTGGTGCTGCGCTGGACTCACCTTTTCCCCAACCTGACCAAGGTGGTGAGCTATGCCTTGCTCGCTATCGTGGGGCTGGGCATGGTGACCGGCGCCTGGATGCTGGTTGCCGGGCTAGCCAGTCTGGCCACCACCGGGCTTGGCATTGCCTGGACCGTGCTGATGGCCCCTCTCAACCTGCTTAAGACCGGATTGGTGAGCTTTAGGGGCATCCTGCTCGCGGTCAACATCGCCATGTATGCCAACCCAATCGGCCTCATCGTCGCCGGTATCGTACTGCTGATTGGGGCCGTCGCGGCGGTCATCTACTACTGGGACGACTTGAAGAAAACCCTGGGCGATTGGGGGGTATTCAAGTGGCTGGGTCAGTCCATCGATTGGCTGGTCGACAAACTCAACATGATCCCGGGCATCGACATCGAGATGGGCAACATGCCCGAGCTGGCCCTGCCCTCCCCGAGCCAGTTGCAGATCCCCCTGCAAGGAGTGACCCAGGCACAGCAGCGCATCAACGGGCCCCTGGCCAACTATCGTCAGGGCCCCGAGAGCCCCATCCCCCAAGGGGGCCTTGGCCAACAGTTGATCCAGGCCAACGCGGCGGCGACCACCGCCAACCAGAAACCCGCCAAGGCACTGCATATCGGCGAGGTACATATGCACAACCAAAACCCCATGACCCCGGAAATGATGGCTGAGAACGCCTGGCTGGAGACCAAATGAGCGAGCCCAAATACATCGACATTCTGGTCAACGATGGCGCCTGGCTGCTCGATGCCGGTGGCCAGCCCCGTTACACCCAGGACAGGCACAGCATCGGCCAGGACATCAAGCACCGCATCATGGAGTCGGGGCTGGCCCGCAAGCTCATCGGCGAGCGCAGCCCGACCCTGCGCGCCGATGTGCTGACTGAGATTGAGCTGCTGGTTGAACGTGACGAGCGACTGGTGCCCGGCACCATCTTCATCAATGAAGAGGCCGCCGACCAGGTGCTGGTCACCGCCACCACTTACGAATTTGGCCCCCTGGAGGTAACCCTGTGAACCTGCGCCCGACCGTGGACTTTATGGCCCTGCTGAGCGAAACCGGTGTGCCGACCACCGCCGAGGCGATGGAAGCTGAGCTCAAAAAAGAGGTGGAGGCCGCTGGCTCCCTCATCACCAACGACTCGGAGGTGAGTCCGTTCTGGCGGCTGGTGCGCGGCGTGGTCATCACCCCGGCGCTCTGGCTTATCCGCGAACTGCTGGCCGGTCATGTGCTGCCCAATACGTTCGCGGCCACCGCCACCGAGACCTATCTCGACCTCAAAGCCTGGGATGTGGACTTGACCCGCAAGGCAGCCCAAAAGACCCGGGGCCTGGTCAACTTCGTCAAGGCCAGCCCCCAGGATGCCGTCACCATCCCGGCCGATATCTGGATAAGCACCGAGCGCATCAACGGCACCATATACAGCCTAAAGCCTCTGCAAACCGTGGTCAGCCCCGCCGGTGAAGCGGTGGCCAAGGTGGTGTGCGAAGCCGAGCAGGCAGGCGCGGCCTGGAATTTGGCCCCCGGCTATTACAACCTGCTCAGCGAGGCGGTGACCGGCATTTTGTCGGCGCGCAACGACGACAGGGAGTGGATCACCACCCAAGGCAGCGACGCCGAGAGCAATGATGCCCTGGGGCTGCGCATCCAGAACCAGTTCTCGGCAGTGGGCCGCTATCACATCGATGCGATTTACCGCTCGATGCTGGCCAGCGTGGCGGGCATTCGCGCCGATCACATCTTCTTCGAGCATGACGCCCCCCGGGGCCCAGGCACCGCCAACGCCTATATCCTGCTGGAAGTGGGGCCGACCCCGGCCAGCCTCATCGCCCAACTCAACGACTACGTGGGCCGCCAGGGCAACCATGGCCATGGGGATGACCTGTACGTGATGAGCATCCCCGAAACCCAGCACAGCCTCACCCTGGCATTGTGGCCACAGGCCAACCTCAGCGAGGCGCAGCGAACTGCGCTCAAGGCGGGCGCCGAGAACCTGGTGAAGGCGGCCTTTCGTCAGTCTGCGGATTTCCCCAGCGTCACCCGCACCTGGCCCCAGTCGCGCTTCTCCCTCTCCCAGTTGGGCCGGGAGTTACACAGCCAGTTCCCGCAGCTCAAGAGCCTGCGCTTTGCCGAGGAAGACATCGTCTCCGTCCTGGCCATCCCACGCCTGGATCAGCTTGAGGTGACCCTCCATGACTAAGCCGACACCGCTTAGCCATGACCTGCAAGCCCCTGTGCTGGCCGATGCCAGCGCCCCCTGGTGGGAAGATGGCATCACCATCAGTGCCGCTCACGCCGAACCGGGCTTTCTGGCCAAGGGCATCAACGCCTTCTGGCAACGACTCAAGGGGTGGCTCTTGCTGCCACTGGCCCAACAAGACCCGCTGACCTGCTCGGAGTCCCTGCTGGCCCTGCTCGCCTGGGAGCGGGACATCGGCCGCTTTGATGGCGAACCGCTGGCGCTGTTTCGCAAGCGCGTCCAGTTCGCCTTTGTCAACGCCAGGGACGCGGGCGAGGTGGCGGGCTTCAAGCGGATTTTCGAGCGGCTTGGCATCGGCTGGTGCGATATCCACGAACGCCAGACAGGCCAACCCTGGGACGTCATCACCATCGAGGTGACTGACAGCGCCATGGCCAGCAATCAGGCGCTGATGAGCACCCTCATTCAACACTATGGCCGCACCTGCCGCCGCTACCGCTTCCAGGTGGTCTATCCGGTCAGCGCGACCATCCATCATGGCCGCATCGCCATGAGCCAGCAGGTGTTCGGCGCATCACTTTCGAGGAACCCATGAGTCAGATCATTACCAACGCCTTCGCCAGCTACTGGCAAACCTGTCTCGCCACCCAAGCCCCGGTGGTGCTCGATGAGTTTGTGCTGGCCAACATCCCAGGGCTAGACCCCGATGCGCCCATCAACCCCGATGGCGCTCTGCCACCGGCAGGGCAAATCGTGCATCGCCATCACGTGGATCAGCGCGGGCGCATCAACAACGACGCGGTGGCCTACACCATCGTGATGGACACCACCCTGGGCGATTTCGAGTTCAATGCCATGTACCTCATCAACAAGGCAACCGGCATGGTGGCCATGATTGTGCACAAGGGCAGCGAGACCAAACTCAAGACGGATCCTCTGAGCGGCCAGGTGGGCAACAGCCTGGTGAAATCGATGCTGATGGAGTACGACCGAGCCAGTGAAGCCACGGTCACGAATGTGGACGCCAGCACCTGGCAGATTGACTATGCCGCCCGCCTGCGCGGCATGGATGACGACTTGCGCCTGCAGGCGCTGCAGTTCTTCGGGCCCGCCACCTTCTATGGCGACGGCTTCAAACTGGTGAATGAGGCGGGCGTCTACAAGGTGCAACCCGGGGTGGCCTATGTCGGCGGCCTGCGCGCCCAACTCGACCAGGTGCAGAAGATTACCCCGGGGGCCAAGCCGGTGGGGCTCTGGCTCGACATCTACCGAGCGGGCTCTTTGCTCGATGCCTGGCTGAACCACTTCACGCTGACCTTGAGCGTGGCCGACAAGGCCGATTACACCGACGGCAACGGCTATCGTCACCATCTGGCCAAGGTGGCCATCATCAACAGTGACGGCAGCGTGACCGACCTGCGCCGCAAGCGCACCATCGAGCTGTCCGGGGATGTGACCGGCAAAGGCATCCTGGAAGACGCCCAGGGCGTCAATATCGCGGTGGAGATCAAGGCGGGCAGCCATCGCCACCCCTGGAGCGAGCTGGACAATGTGCCCACCCAGGCAACCCGCTGGCCAACGTTTGCCGAAGTCACCGACAAACCTGAGCTGGCCACGGCGAACCACACTCACCCTGGCAGCATCCTCAACCCCATCAGCTTGGGTGCCGGAGATCTGGACACACTCGTCACCCCGGGGATTTATGCCCAAAATCTCTCCGCGAACGCCACGGAGGCCCGTCATTATCCCGAGCGATTGGCAGGCTCGCTGACGGTGACCATCGCCGCAGGATGGCAGCAGCGTTACCATGTTTACAACAGCACTCGAGTATGGACACGCGCCAAATATGGCTCTGATGCCTGGACGGCCTGGGCGATGGAGTACAACACGCAGAATCCGCCATATAAAACCCAATCTGGAGCCCTCAGAAACTCGAATGGATATGGGTATATCGAGTTAGGCCCGCTCAATGAAACCTACGCCCATATCTACACTGACCGACCCAACTTCTACTTCAATAAAGAGCTGTTGATTAATGGCAATAGAGCCTATCACCCCGCCAACAAACCCTCCCTGGCCGAGCTGGGCGCCGCGGCCGCATCCCACTCCCACCCCTGGGGACAGATAAGCGGGATCCCCGCATACGCCAGCCGCTGGCCCAGCTGGGGCGAGGTATCCGGCAAACCCGGCACCATGCCCCCCTCTGGTCACACCCACCCGGCGGCCCAGGGCAATGCCGACATCGTGGGCAGTGGCTGGGGACAGGTGGGGACGTACTGTTTTGCCACCTGCATCGTCTCAACCGGGGGTAACAAGGGCCCGGGCTACGCCATTGCGGGCAGCTCCTTGCGCGCAGCCAACTCAGAAGATGGCGGCCCGGGCATCGGCGCCGCCCTGCCGGGTACTTGGAAGCTGGTTGGCGCTATCAAGGGCGGCGGCAATAACGACCAAAACACCTCACTGTGGATCCGCACAAAATGACAGACGACATTCTTCACGTTACCGCCCCCGAGTGGGCCGATCCGGAACACACCGCCATCAATCTGACCGTCCAGTTTGCCAATCAGGCCGAGCCGGTGCCCTTCGCCGCCACCCAAAGTGACCCGGAGCCCTATGGCGTCGAGCTGTTTGTGCGGGCGCGCTTTGGCGAATATGGCGAGGTGGTCCCCTATCAGGCGCCGCCAACGCCCATCCCGACTGAAGAGGAGCAACAGCGCGAACTGGCGCGCCGCCTGCAACTGGCTGGCGATGCCATCGCCCCCCTTGCAGATGCCGAGCTGCTGGGCATATTGACCCCGGCGGAAACCTCGCGGCTCAACGCCTTGCGACTGTACCGGGTGACGCTTTCGCGCCTGCCTGAAACACCTGGCTGGCCCACGACGGTGGATTGGCCGGAGCTGCCAGCATGAGTTGGCAACAAAGCGACCTGCAGTGGCCCCCCAGCGGGGCCAGCTTGCACCATCAGGCCCGCGCCGTGCTGACCCAAGTCCCCACCTTGGCGGACGCGGCCATGGGGCGCCTGCAGGCCATCGCCAGCCGCGCCCAGTATCGCCCCCACCCGCTCAGTGGTGAGGCAGCAGCCCTTTCAGGACTTCGCGCCCAGCTCGACCATCTGCTGGTCACCGGTCGCGCCCTGGCGGTGACCCCCTTTTTGCACGGCGTCGGCCAGATGCAGGATAAACAGGCCTGCCTGGCCGCCCCCAATGCGGTCAAGGCGCTGGCGGACAAGCTACAAGATGGTGCCGACCCCTTGCTGCCCTCCGGTCAGCTCCATGCCCTCGCCTGGCTGGTGACAGGTAACAGCGCCGCCGACCTTGCGGCCAAGTTGGCCCATCTGTGCGCCTTGCTGCCATTGCCAGAGTGGTGCGCTGCCCTGCGTCGCCTGGAAGCCAACAACGACATCATGGCCAAGCCCACGGCGGCCAAGGTACCGCGCTGGCATGCCGATGAGCCGCTGGTCTGGGCGCCGCTGCGCCCGGCCAGCCTCGACCTGGGCAGTGAGCTTGCCCAGCTAGAGAGTCTGGCCCGGGATAACCAGAGCCCCATCGCCAAGCTGCAGGGGCTGGCGAGTCGCCGCGCCGCTCGCCTGAGCGAACTGGCCAGCGCGCTGGATACCCTGGCCACGCTCTCGGGTCAGCTCTACCGCTGGCAAGGCCAGGGGGATATCGCCAGCCTGGCCGCGCAACTTGGCCAGAGCACACCCCCGGATCACAGCATGAGCATGAGCGTCGCCACCCTGCTGCTCTCCCCTTCCCCACTGACTTTTTGGCAGGAGTTGACCCCATGACCATCAGCGCCATGCTGACCCTGGATGGCGAACCCATTGCAATGTCATCGATGCGGATCTCGCTCTCCATGCAGTTCCAGGACAAAGACCAATCGGGCCAAACCAGCTCGACCAGCAAGGCCGAGCAGGGCACCAAAGCCAAGGAGTTGGATGTCTCCGGCCTCATCCCCTACAAAGACGGGGACAAGCTGGCCCGCCTGTTCGAGCTGGCCGACATGAAAGATGATGGCGGCAAACGCCACATCTTTCGGGTGGGCTCGCTACTCGCCAAGTCGGTCAAGATACGCCAGGCCAAGTTCACCGGTCGCATCACCGCCAGCGAGCAAGAGGGCCTGCTGGCCTGGCAGGTGAGTTTCACCTTGAGCGACCACAACTCGGTACCGGAGAAGCGCGAGCAGCGTCTGCCCAAGGCGGTGGCCCAGGTGAGCCAGGCCACCGAGCAAACCACCCAAGCCAAGGCCCCTTCGCCCACCCAGGGGGACAAGGCCGATGAATACGAACTCACCCCCTTCGAGCAGTACCTCAAAAAAGCGGATGACGCACTGGCATGAAACTCAACACCCAACTGACCCTGGGCGGACAGCCCATGCACCTGGTCGAGCATGACATCGTGCTGGATCTCAGCGCGGGCGGGCGCGCCGCCCTGACCATTGAGGGGGCAGCCAGCAAGGGGCAGACCCTGACCCTGGACACCGGCTACAACAACGAGCTGCGCCGCTGGTTCAGCGGCTATGTGTACGACGTGCAACCCGCCACCAATGGCAGCAGCAAGCTGTTATGCCGTGAACTGGCCGGGATTTTGGGCAGCCGCTTTCCGGTGAGCCAGCAGCATGCCACCCTGCGCGGCTTGCTGGCCTGGCTGACAGACCAGTGCGGCCTCACCTTCTTGCTACCCGACGGGGCCGACTACACAGACCGACCGATCCCGAACTTCACCAGCGCCGGAACCGGCTACCAGCTGCTCGATAATGCGGGGCGCGCCTTCGCCATTGCCGACTTTTGCTGGTATCAACAACCTGATGGTGCCGTGTTCGTCGGCAGCCATGGCCACAGCCGCTGGCCCGGGCGCGAGGTGACGCTAGACCCCGCCCTCTCGGCCAAGCAGGCGGGCAACATCCTGACCCTGGCCCCGATCCCCGCCGTGCGCCCCGGCGCCATCATCAATGGCCAACGTGTCACCCGGGTGCGCCTCAAGGGCGATGAGATGAGCCTGACCACGGCCACCCCGGGTAAGGTCATCAAGTCAGCAGAGCGGCGCAAGGTCGAGGGAGAGTTCCCCGAGCTGGCCGACCAGATGCACCTGCCCAAGTTCGGGCGGGTCGAAGCCATCAGCGACCAGGCCGCCGCTGGCCAGCTGAATGACCCCTTTCGGCCCCGCTATGCCGTGGACGTGCAACTGCTCAGGGAAGATGGCCAGGCTGATAAAGCCACCCCGCTCTATCGCGCCGTGCCGCTGCCGGTGATGTTCGGCGGGCCTGAGCAGGGCCTGCTGCAGTTCCCCATCGAGGGGAGTTTGGTCGAGCTGGGCTTTGCCTTTGGTCGCGCCGACCGCCCCTTTATCCGCACCGTGCTTGGCAACGGCTGGCCACTGCCAGACATTGCCCCGGGCGAGCAGCTGCAGCAGCAGCGGGCCGAGGTGTTTAGCCGCACCGATACCGTGGGCAACTTGAGCCGCCACACCGACCGGCGCATGTATGACCATGCCATGGAGATGCACCACCAAAGCGATGACTATCTGGGGGAACATGGCCAGCACCAGCTGCAGGTGGCGCAACACAGCATCGAGGAGGTGGGCGCCATGAAGCGGGTCGAGGCGCTGGGGGCCATCGAGCTGTTGGCGGGGGATGACCTACTCTTGGGAAGCCTGGGCAACATGAGCCAGACCACGGCGGGAGATCTGGTCGAGGTGGTGGGACAAGTGCGCCGGGCCGTTGCCGGTGAGCTACAACACCTGGAGGCGCCGCGTTCCTGGATGGGGAACGATGGCACCAACATCTTCCAGCTGCTGCTCCAACTGATGAATGTGGTGGAGCAGCTGGCAGCCACCACGGCCAGTCACACCCACGGCAGCGGGCCCAGCCCCAACCAGGGCAACGCCCTCAGCAGCCAGAGCCAACAAGCGGGCAACCTGGCCAGCCAGCTCTCCCCCATCATCGAGTAA